TACCGATAATGGGAGTATCGCGGCTGGTGGTAATAGTTTCGCGCTCAAGGAGGTGTTGTGATGAAGGTTGAGCTCCGCAAGGGCGAGCAGATTGTGGTCGTCGCCGAGGACTACTCTGATGAGTTCATACTCTCGAAACTTGACCCGAGCGAGGTGGTTTTCGACACTACTTCTTATGTAGAGGATGGTGACGAGGACCTTGAGCAGCATGTGACCGATGAGTGATGACTGCCAGGGCGGCTGGTGCGAGTTGTGCCCCGAGTCGATCTGGGTGATTTGTCATAATGGTGTAAGGAAGGAGGAGTGTTTGATGGTTAATGTGAGAGGAAGTGGATATCACAAGAGCATTGGTCCGCGTGGCGAGATCCCGAAGAGGATTAAGCCGATCAGGGAGAATGACGAGCCCGAGCTGTATGGTCAGAAGTTTAGCGGAGTGAGGCGGGACTGCGGGTGCCAGTGGGGCTCTCCCCGGAAGGAGTGCTGTGATGACAAAAGCCGAAAAGGATAAGCCGAGCACTAAGGCGCTGGTTGCCAAGAGGAAAGAGGATGAGCCGAAACAGCACATTGTCCATTCGATCAAGGAACATCAGTATTTCCAGAGCGGTCGGCATAAGCACAAGTTTAACAAGGCGACGCTCACCGAGGGTCAGAAGGATGAGATATTTACCTATAGCCAGGCGGGGTTTATTTGCGTTGACCCTGTTTTTAAGTTTTGGCTTCCCGGTACTTTCCGTGGCCGCAAACGTCTCGGTGGCCGGGTCAAAGGGACCCGGAATAAATTCTCCGACGTTGCAGACATACTCGCCGATATGGGGTGCAACCCGGTTAAAGGACTGGCCTTACTTGCGATGAACAAGAAGAATGACCCGGCGCTGAGGGCGAAGTGTTATTCTGAGCTGTTGCAGTACACCAAGCCGAAGATCAAGGCGATCGACCGGGACACCGGGCGGAGTGGTGAGGATAATACGTTGACTGTGCATGTGATTTCTGAGGAAAAGGCCGAGGTCTTTGATGAGGCTGAGATTGTGCCCTATGAGGAGGACGGTCTTAAGAACGAGTCTGCCCCTGCCGGTGACCCTGGTGACATGACCGAGGAGGACTGGGAGCTTGTGGCCCAGAAAAGTTGACAATTTGACTAAATTCCTGTAGTCCTGGTCTATATGCAGATACCAGGGATTAAGAGAGCAGTCAGCACCGGGTTCGTGCCGAGGAAGCATCAACGCTACCTCCGTAGTAGGCTCCGTCGTTTTAATGTGCTGGTCTGCCACCGCCGTTTCGGCAAGACGGTCTTCGCTATCAATATAATGATAGAGGAGATCCTCAAGAAGAAGGCCGCCGGCCTCAAAGCCCCTCGGGGGTATTATGTTGCGCCTCTGTTCCGCCAGGCTAAACAGGTTGCGTGGGATTACCTCCGGGAATACACTCGTTGTTTTCCCGATATCAAGGTCAACCAGTCTGAACTCAGCGTTACCTTCGCCGGCGACTGCAAGATCCAGCTACTTGGAGCGGATAACCCCGATTCTGCCCGCGGTATTTACGTCGATTACTTCGTTTTGGACGAATATGGGCAGATGAACCCTAAAATGTGGACCGAAGTGCTCCGCCCGGCCTGTACTGACAGGAAAGGCGGCGGTATTTTCATCGGGACCCCTAAAGGACGCAATGGTTTCTGGAAAATCTACAAAAAAGCGCAAGAAAGGGTCGAGAGCGACTGGTATTCCAGTATGTATAAGGCATCTCAAACCGGGATCATCGCTGCGGAAGAGCTTCTCGCCTCCCAGGAGGAGCAGACTCCCGAGGAGTACCAACAGGAGTTCGAATGCTCGTGGTCGGCTGCTATCCTGGGTGCTTATTATGGACATTATCTCAACAAACTGGACCATCTCGGGCAGATCACCGACAAAGTCAAGCATGACCCAGCTCTCTCGGTCTACACTGGTTGGGATCTGGGCATGGACGATTGTACCGCAATCTGGTTTGCTCAGGTTGTCCGCGATGAAGTGAGGATAATCGATTATTATGAAAACCGAGGCAAGGGACTTGAGCACTACACCCAGGTCCTCTCTAAAAAGCAGTATACTTATGCAGACCATTTTCTACCACACGACGCTACCGTTAGAGAGCTCGGAACCGGCAAGAGTCGGCTCGAGGTCTTGTATCAGATGGGACTCCGTGCTCGGGTCGTTCAACGACATTCTATCGACGATGGAATATCCTGTGTTCGACTCTTATTGCCAAAATGCTGGTTTCATGAATCTTCGACCGCTAAAGGGCTGGAGCCTCTCCGACAATATCGAAAGGAGTTCGACTTCAAGCTTGACACCCCTAAGCTGAGGCCTCTGCATGACTGGACCTCGCATCCGGCCGATGCGTTCCGGTCCCTGGCCATGGGTCTTAATTTATCCGTTGGTATCGGCCAGCGCCGGCCGGCTTCTGCGAATGGCCGAGAATATTTTGATGACTTAGCCCCCGAAATAGATCATGGTAGAGATTACCCCTCGATGGCAGAGAATGATAACGGAGGATTTTTGTAATGAATTGGGGCGCTATTTTCAGTTTTGCAGGCAAGGCTATTGATTACGGCACGAAGGCGGCCGCTTTATATAGTACAGTGGATGCGCTGTTCACTTCTGCTGACCCTCTGAGTGCAGCTTCTTCTGCTGTCTCTCCCATATCTCCCACTGCTCCTACTGCTGATCCTGCTGCGGTTAGTAAGATGAATGCTGCCGCTGACAAGGAGGCGGACGAAGAGAAGAAGCGTCGTCGCCTGGCTTATGAGAATAAGAACCAGACCGTTATGAACACAGGTGGCCTTGGCGGTCTCGCCACTGATGTCCCTGTCGGCCGTAAGCGCACTCTCCTCGGTGGTGCATAATGGGCTCTGGTGGCGATGGGGACGACTATACCTCTGTAACAGTTGGCGGTGATTCTGCTGATTGGGGCGACGATCTTTCTGTCGGTTCGATCTCCTCCGTTATGGCTGGGTCTGTCCCGTCCGCCGCCTCTCCCGACTATGTCGGCCAGGGCTATACTGCCAGCGACTTCGGTCAGATGTTAAGCACTTGGTACGGCCCCGCTGCCCCCAGCGACCAGGCTGAATACGACCAGGCTTCTATCGAGGCCAGCTATTTTGATATCGACGATAAGGGCAACCCTGTTTCCGGTTCTTTTTACAACGAAGCCCTCGATGACTATACAGGGTCTTCTCTTGGCATGACCTCGGAGCAACTTGACCTGTATACCACTTCTCGCAGCCAGACTGCTGCCGGCCGGTTCGGCTCTATGCTTAGCACCATGACTGGCCTTGGCGACTCTACATCTGGCCTTGCCTCTTTGATCCAGGGTTTTGTCCCTAGCGTTGGAGCAGGTCTTGTCCAGGTCGTGATGGGCGCGTATGACCTTGGTTCTGATGTTAGCGATCTTACCAGTGCTTACGAGTCTCTTGGTGTCTCTACCGGCGAGGAGACCTATACTGTTGATTATGGTGGCGGGTTCTCTCCCGGCTCGAAGGCTGCCAGTGCTCTTCTCTCCGGCAAGCTGTCTGCCCCGAAGCTTACCTCTGATATGAGCACTGAGTCTCAGATCACCGCGATGAACGATTATTTCTCTAGGGCTAATTTGCAGGACTACATCCAGGCTATTTCAAGGAATACTGCCTCCAAGGGTTCTGCTCTTGGGTACGCTGGCAAGAACAAAGAGGGCGATTGGGTTGCATTGCAGCATCCCGACCGTTCCTCCGGTCTTGGTGGCGCGTTTAGAGGTAGCGCTGATACTGTGCAGTCTGCAATAGCTCTTGGCCAGGCCGCCAACCTTACGGCTGCCAATTCTGAGGCTGGCAAAATCCTTGCTGACCGCACCACTGGTATCGCGCAGGGCAAGACTGACCTTGAAAGCTATATCAGTTCCTATTCCGAGTTTCATGAGAATCCTGATGTCATGGAGAGCATGAAGACCCGTGGCACTTGGACCGAGACTGTTTCTGAGAATGTCCTTGGCCCGATGGGCGAAGCTGAGACTAGGATGAATGCGTCCAGGGCTGCTCTCGATGCGAATAAATATGTAACTTTTGGCGACCTTAAGGCTCTTGGCAAGACTTCCCGTGAGGCTTCCAAGAAAGCTCCCGGCCGCGCCAGACGTGGCCAGCGCCTTGGCGAAGTTCAAACCCCTTCGAGGCCCGATTCGCTCGGCCGGACTGGTAGCCGTAAAACATTACTTAGTGGGGTAGCTTGATGCCTGGTCTCTTGAGTAAGACTAAAATCGGTCTGTTGAAGAAACGTCGTGAGCGCCTGGCGTCCCGCCGGGCTCTTTGGGACATTCATTTTCAGGAGCTCGCAGAATATGTATATCCGCGTCGGCAGGATTTTGTTGGTGTTACGACCTCTGGCGAGAAGAAGATGTCCAAAATCTACGACTCCTCTCCGATCCATTCTGCGGAGCTTCTTGCCGCCGGCCTTCACGGTATGGTTACTAATCCGGCGAACGACTGGTTCTCTCTTGCCCTGACCGGCCTTGAGGAGACCAAGGATGTTATGGTCCTCCGATACCTGGAAGATGCTTCGGACACAATGTTCAACGCGATCAATCGTCCGTCGACCGGTTTTGCTACACATGCCCACGAATTTTACATGGAGCTCGTGATTTTCGGTACTGCGATTATGTTTGTCTCCGAGAACGAGACCCGTGACGGTCTTTTCTTCAAGGCTATCCCCCTCCACCAGTGTTATATTGCTGAAGATCCCTTCGGCCGCGTCGATACTCTTTATCGCATCTTCCCCTTCACTGTTAAGCAGTGCTATGAGCGCTGGGGCGACAACTGCTCTGATGTCGTCAGGCGCAAGTTTAAGGCCGGCGATTATGAGGACGAGATCGAGGTCGCCCATTGCGTTATGCCCTCTCGCTACATGGAGGATGAGCGGTTTATGAAGAAGCCGTTCGCCTCTGTCTATATAGAGCTCGCCTCCGATACCGCCCTCCAACTCGGTGGTTATTTCGAATTTCCCTATCTGGTTGCCCGGTTCTACAAAGCATCCGGTGAGGAGTATGGTCGCTGTCCTACAATGACCGCCCTCCCTGATATTAAGATGCTTAACAAGGTCCAGCAGACCTTGATCCGTGGTATACAGAAAGCTGTCAACCCGGCTATCCTCGTACCCGATGATGGCATGATGTCGCCCGTTCGTTCAGTCCCCGATGGCTTGACCTACTATCGGGCCGGCGGTGATAAACCTACCGTACTGAATGAGGTCGGAACGCTCCCTCTTGGCGTGGAATTTGCCGATTCCTTGCGTAATGCCATCGGCAGGGTATTCTTCCTTGACCAGTTGCAACTAAAAGAAGGTCCGCAGATGACCGCAACTGAAGTCATCCAGAGGACCGAGGAGCGTCTGCGGCTCCTCGGTCCTGTCCTTGGCCGGTTGCAACAAGAGTTCTTGGGGCCCCTGATCACCCGCTGCTTTATGGTTCTCAACCGGCTGCCCGGCCCTGATGGCGAAGGCCTTATGCCGGTCGCCCCCGATGCCGTACCTGAAGGGACTGAACTGAAGATCCACTATGTATCCCCTGTTGCCTTGGCCCAGAAGCAAATCGAGGCCCAGGGTATCATGCGTAGCTTCGAGGTCCTGGCGCCGTTCATTGAGATGGACCCCAGCATCCTTGATATTTTCAACAAAGAGAAGCTGGTTCGGTCCACAACTAAGATGTTCGGCGTCGACGCGAACGTCCTCAATACCCAGACGGAGATCGCCGAGATCCGTAATGCTCGGGCCCAGCAGGAGAAAGAGCAGAACGATGCCACGACAATGCGCGATCAGTCTGGCGCTCTGTTGAATTCAGCAAAAGCTTCTCAAATAATGGCGGAACCCCCCAATGTCTAAACAGATCGCA